CTATTGCGTTTACACCGTTGAATGGAGACGGGCATGAGATGTGGGCCAACGCGCGCTTGATCGCGGCGGCTCCTGAGATGTACGAGGCACTACAAAATTTGGTAGCAGATTGGGAAAGATGCATAGGAGCAATACCGGATGACCATGAAGCTCGCGAGGTCCTCGCCAAAGTAGACGGGCGGGAGGGATGAGTATACATATATTTGGATTAAGACTGCCCAAAGGTGACATCATGGGGTATGGATGCACCGCAAAGGAAGCAGAGGGCATGTGTCGCAAGGCATACAAAGCAATGACTTCCCATTGGGATGAGGAGTATGCCCCAAGGGATTGGATCAAAGCTAAGGATTACTTCGGGCATACTTATGAAGAGTTAGAACTTCCAGGTGCAACTTATGATAACGAAGCATTTAAAAAGGGGGCATTATAATCATGACTAAGCCAAACGAATCAGACACAATTGCGCGCCTGGCGTTGGGCCTCATCATCTTTTTGGTGATGCGGTTCGCGCCCAAGGCGGTTGAAGCTTGGCAAAAGAGAAAGAATATGAAAGGAGAAATGCGATGAGTGAAGAACAATTTTTTCCTTGGATTGACGAATACGAACAAACGATTGAGGAGAAAGGAATGGATTTTTTAATTGCGATGGAAGAACTAGGCATCATCAAAGCGCATTACTTTAAAGGGCATATAGCCCCTACAAATCGTTTTGTTATTCTACGAAGGTAAAGACTCATGTTTTGAGTTCTAGCGTCTTTTAGGGTACAATGCTGTAGCTTAAACGCCATTCCTGTAATCTTATGTAACCCAAAGTAGTCTTCAATACGAAAACTTTTTCTTGTCATCATGCAGACGCGCTTCCGTGAAGTGCGTGAATCGACCGAGTCGCTTGTCGAATTCCAGGCTGGTCATTCCCTGCTCACCGTTGCGGTTTTTCGCAACCTCCAGGTTTGTGAGGTCGTCATCACTGGGAGAAAGGAGCAACACCACGTCCGCGTCCTGTTCGATACTGCCGGATTCGCGCAGGTCGGAGAGCGCGGGTTTGCGCTTCTGTACTTCAAGAGCGCGGTTGAGTTGGGAAAGGGCGAGGACCGAGCAGTTAAGAGAAACGGCGAGTTGTTTCAAGGTGCGTGATATTTCGGAAACCTCCTGTGTTCGCGAGTCGTAGCCCTTGGCGGAGAGAAGTTGCAAATAATCCACCACAACCAAGCCGAGTTCGCCCGCCATGCGTTCTTGTTCGAGAAACCCGCGCAGACTCTCAAGAGTGGCTTCCTGATCGTCCTTGAACGTGATTGGCCACTTCTTAATCGCTTGAGTGGTTTCGCTCAGTCTTCTTCGGTCGATATGATTGAGTGAGTTCTTCATGGTAGGGCGCGGGACTCCGCTCACGTTGGTGAGCAATCTGGCACTGCACTCAACCGCCTGCATTTCAAGTGAGCAATAGCTCGTGCGCCTACCCTGCTTGGCGCATTCATGCGTAAAGTGAATCGCCAGTGCGGACTTCCCGATTCCTGGTCGCGCGGCGAGTACGTAGAGACATCCCTCGCGGAATCCTCCGTTGAGCAGTCCGTTCAATCCTCTGAATCCCGTGGATATCGCGGAAACTCCGCCCGCGTCGATTGCAAGATATTCCGCTTCCGCTTCCGTGACCGCCGTCTTCACACTCACCTGTCCCCTTCGTTTGCCGAGGCTTTGAGAAACGAGACGGGAGAAATTGGAAGCGGCGTCTTCCGCAGTCAGCGCGGGGTCGTTGAGATCGTCCTGGGCGTGGAGGATTGCCCGATGAATCGCCTTGTGATTCCTCTGCTCGATCATTTGGTCGACGTAGCGGTCTATTCGCCCGCCTCCGTAGTGCTGGGAAACGTGGGTTATTTCATTCGCGAGTTCGGGATGCTCGATCATCACGTCCACTTCATTGACGTCGGGCGCGTGTTTGGCAATCGAGCGGAATATGGTTTGGCGCTCGGTCGTGGAAAAATCTTCCTCGATTAAATGTTCAAGCGCCAAGGCGGAGGAGCGACCGCTCTCGTCGCGCATACAGGCGGAGAGAACTGCAATCTCAGCCAGTGAGAAATCAGTCACACTCGTTTGATACCTTTCCACTCATCCTTGTTCTGCGGTACTCGCTCCTTGAGCCATCCGCGACAGGCGTTTCGAAAGGTGGCGATCCAGTCGGCTTTTTGATGACCATTGCTTTTCGCCCAGTCAATGAACATATTTACCGCAAGCTTATGGTTCAACTCTTCTTCTGCGGTTATGCTTTCGGGTGGATTGAAATCATCGGGGATCGCGGTGACTTTTTTCCTGCGCGGCTTGGAATTGGATTTGCCGCTTTTTGCGGATTCAACGCTATAGTTAATATTAATATTCTTGGAAAGAATATCCGCGCGCGTGAGGGATTTTACCAAAAACCTCCCTAAAACATCCCAAATATAGCCGCAAATTGCGGCAGATTGGGTAGTGCCGTAAAGTTTACAATACTCTTGTAATATGTCATGATGTAACTTGGGTATGCGTAGTCGCAGTTCGACTTTATCGTCCTGTTTTTTCATGGATTTTATTATTCATTGCTGAACCAATTGCTAACGCTTGAAAGAAATTGATTGTTTCTTTGGTTGGAGTGACTCCACGAACACGACTCGCTCGATCCCTAACTTTTTGACGAGCAATTACCTTTTTAAGAATTTGTGCATTTTTCAAACGATTGTAAGTACACGCTTTTCTGTGTTCTATTTTGAGTTTTTCCCTATGAATAGCTTGCTCTATCTTACTGTAATGTTCTAGCACTTCATGAAATGCTCTTGATACGTAGTTGTTGTATCGTCTTGAGTTTATGGCATTGAAATAAGGCATGCCATTATAGTGCGGCATCGTATAGAAGTCACCTATTTTGTCTCCATAAACATCGGTCCGAAAAGATTTTTTCACACGATAATATCCTGGTTTTACGATCAACCAATATCCGTTTCCAGTTCCGGCGTATGGACTAGCAAACGGATCTTCAACTTCTGCATAAATGCATGGAAATGGAAAACGATCTCTAATGTATGACTGCTTTTGATATTTTTCAATCTCTTCTGTGGTAATATGAACAAGAGGCGCATAACATTCGTCCAACCACTCTAGGTAGTTGCAGTATCTCAATGCCGTCTTTTCTTGGCTTTTAAGGTCTTTATTCTGCAATCGGTATACAAAACCAAAAAACTTTCTGCGTGTTCTAATGTAATTTCTTTTATCTTTGCATTTACATCTATTGGACTTCGATCTCATAGTTGAGTGAGCAGTTGTTTCATTTCTGCCCTTGTAAGCTCTGTATTTTTGCGAAATATAATCTTACCCTTTTGAAAATAATACGGCAATTCCTGCGGCTTCAAGTCCTCTTGTAGTTTACTGTTCTCGATGTATGCTTTTTGCTCACGCAAGGTTCGTAAATTACCATCTCCAAACAATTGAAGAGTCTGCTCATTACTTGCGTCCAGCGCACTTACCTCAAGCACGTCTCCGCCCGATATGAGGAGCTCGAACTTTTCACCTTGAAACACGCGATTCTGCAAACTGTAAGGCAATCGCTTTACAATATTCGTTTTTTTCGGGTCCGACATTCCTCCTAAAATAAGCTTTGGATGAACCCACTTTCTGCCGATTGCCTCAAATTGCTTCCAAGCTTTGGGCGGTACAATATCACGAAATTCAAGTTGCATCCTATCCGCGTTGCTTGGGTCCTGATCTATTGCTTTTACGTATATTTCTCCCGCTTTTACGAACCCATTGATGCCGGATGTCAGGGCTTCTTTGAATTCAGTCATTAATTCTTCTGTTGTTGGTTGTAATTCTGTAATCATTTTTATTATTCTTTCCATGTTTGTTTGTTGAGGAGAGCCACCAAATCGCTTAAACGACAAGTGAACATACTCTCCGAATTGTTTTTTCTATGAACCACGCAGGGTGGTTTGTCCCCCGCATCACGAATTGATTGGGTGAATGCTTTGTACAAGTCCAGCCTTTCGACTCTTTTAGCTTCTCTC